TGGTGCAGCCCGCCGTTCCGCGGCGGTGATAGGTGCCGCAGGTGTAGGCGGGGGCCAGGTCGCTGCGGCTCATGGCAAACATCGGGCTTCCGCAGTCGCCGCACTGGAGGAAGCCGGAGTAGACGTTGTCGTACTTCTTGACGCCGCGGTAGTGGGAGCGGGAACGGCTTTCGCGCAACGCGCGCGTGGTGGCAAAGGTGCGGTAGTCGATGATGGGCTGGTGGTGGTTTTCGATGACGATGTGCTCGCTTTCGTCCCGCGCCACGTCCTTGCCGTTGATCTTGACGCGGGTGGTCTTGCCCTGACGGAATGTGCCGATGTAGAAGTCATTGTCGAGGATGCCCTGCACGGTCACGATCGCCCACGCGCTCTTGGCCGCGCGCCTGGTTTCCTCGCCGGCGGCTTCCCTGCGCATCTGCTCGGACATGCGCGGCGTGGGGATGCCCTGCGCGGTCAGAAAATTGGCGATTTTCTTGTATCCCCAGCCATCGTTGTTGTAGTGGTCAAAGATGCGGCGCACGATGTCCGCTTCGGTCGGCACCACTTCAAATTCCTTGCGCTTATTGACGGTGTAGCCATAGGGCGCGGCGCAGATCCATTTCCCGTCCACCTGCCGCCGGCGGATGACGTTTCGCACCTTTTTGCTGGTATCGGTGACGGGCATTTCGTTGATGAGAAACTGAAACTGGATTTTTAGCCAGTCGTCATCGTTGGGGAAGTCGATGCCGTCGCCGACGGAGATGATGCGCACGCCGGCGTCGCGCAGGTCCTCCAGCTCCACCAGACCGCGGCTGTTGCGGCGGGAGAAGCGCGAGAAATCCTTGACGAGCAAAATGTCATACTTGTGGGCCATCAGGCCGCGGCGCATCTCCTGATAGCCCTCGCGCTGCTCAAAGGTGTAGCCGGAGCGGTCGCGGTCCTCAAAGAAGGTGAGGCTGCTGCCCGGAAAGCGCTGCTTCACAAAGTCGCGGATGATGGCCTTCTGGTTTTCGATGGAGACGTTATCCCGGTCCAGCTCATCGTCCACGGAAATGCGGGTGTAACCGGCGATGTCGAAGGTTTCGATCATGGCGGGCTGCCTCCTTTCGGATGGTTTGTCATTTGCGGCTGGGGACGCTGAGGACAGGTGCGGGGGAGTGCGCCTTGCCGCTTTGGGGCTGTCTTTTGTCCATGGGGGTTTTTGAGTGTTGCTGTTATCGTATTGGAAATTGATTTTTACAGATAACATTGTACACTATCCTGCAGGGGATTGCAAGCCTTTCGTGCGTGAGTGAGTCATTATTTTCCTTTTTATTTATCACTTGCTTTATTGCTTATGGTTTGGGCGCAGCCGGGCTTGCGCTCTTTTCGCGCAGGGTTTCCAGCTCCGCGATCCGTTTTCTATTGTAACGCAGCAGGTCGCGCGTGCAGCCGAACAGGTCCGCGCCGCCGGACTGAAACACCGCTACGGTATATTTTTGCTTCTGGTATGCCCGGTACAGCGGCGTTAGCCTTGCCGCAACGGCCGGGTCGTTTTTTTCGGCATTGGTCAGCCAGACCTCAACGATTTTTTGTGCATTCCTTATGCTGATCTCCAATGAATCGCCTCCTTGTACAACGGTAGTTTTTGGGGTTTGGGGGTGGGTTATGCGGATGCTTGAAGGGACGAGCGAAAAAGATCTCTCATAATACAAGGAGAAAAAGGGAGGCGTTTGGAAATGTGAATTAGAAAAATTCATGAAAAATTCATTTTTGAGTGGGAATCTGCTTTCGGCAGGCAATTCTGTCGTATAAAAGAATCAGCCTCCAATGCGGTGCTTCAAGTTGCACTACACTGGAGGCTTTTGGTTAAGATCAGAATGTTTTAAAACGGAGATTCACTGGATTTTTCGCATCTCTTTCAGATACCTTTTCAGCGCATCGCGCCAGTCTGGCAGCGGCACAAAGCCGTTTTCCACCAGCTTGGCTTTATCCAGCCGGCTGTTGAACGGGCGGGCGGCTGTTGACAAGCTGTATTCCGCCGTCGTCACGGGGAGCACGGTCACCGGCAGATCCGCCTGACGGAAAATTTCGCAGGCAAAGTCATACCAGCTGACGTACCTACCCTCGTTGGTGGCGTGATAGGTTCCGTACTTGTCCGTTTGGATCATGTCTATCAGCAACCGCGCCAGGTCCAGCGTATAGGTCGGCGTACCGATCTGATCGCTTACCACGCGCAGCGTAGGATGCATTTGCCCTAGATGCAGGATAGTTTTAATAAAATTGTCACCACTTAGGCCAAAAGCCCACGCAGTACGTACGATGAAGTGCTTCTCCAACAGTTCACGTACCGCCAGCTCGCCCTCCAGTTTTGTCTGGCCGTAGACGTTCAGCGGGGCAAAGTCCTTGCAGTCCGGCTGCCACGGATCTTGGCCCTGCCCGTCAAACACATAGTCCGTACTGATGTACAGCAGCTTGCAGCCCAGCTCCCGGCAGACCTGCGCGACGTGACGCGTGCCGCCCGCGTTGATGGCGCGCACCTTATCCCGATTTTCTGCTTCTTCGGCCGCGTCTACGGCTGTCCATGCCGCACAGTGTATCACCGCGTCGGGCTGCGCGCGCAGGAGGCTCTTCCGCACCGCTTCTGCGTCCGTGATGTCCAGCCGCTCATAGGGCATGGCACATACTGCACTTCCGTCCTGCATGCCGCTGTATACGGGCGCAAGGTCGCTCCCCAGGCCCTCATGCCCGCGCCGTGCCAATTCATTCATCACGTCATGACCCAGTTGGCCGCAGACGCCCGTAACATAGACCTTCATCTGCCCGCGTACATCCTTTCATAGTAGTTCTGGTATTCCCCGCTGATGATCTCTTCCCACCAGTCCCGGTTGTCCAGATACCACCGAATGGTCTTCTGGATGCCGTCGGCAAATTTCGTCTCCGGCAGCCAGCCCAGCTCGTTGTGAATCTTCGTGGGGTCGATGGCATAGCGCATGTCGTGGCCCTTGCGGTCGGTCACGTAGGTGATCAGGCTCTCCGGCTTATCCAGCGCCTTACAGATGAGCCTGACGATATCGATGTTCTTCATCTCGTTGTGGCCGCCGATGTTATAGACCTCACCCACGCGGCCCTTGCGGATGATCAGGTCGATGGCCTTGCAGTGATCCTCCACATACAGCCAGTCGCGTATGTTCTCGCCCTTACCGTAGACGGGAAGGGGCTTGTCGTTCAGGCAGTTGGCGATCATCAGCGGGATAAGCTTCTCTGGAAAATGATACGGTCCGTAATTGTTGGAGCAACGGGAGATCGTTACCGGCAGGCCGAAGGTGCGGTGGTAGGCCAGCACCAGCAGGTCGGCGCTGGCCTTGGACGCCGAGTAGGGGCTGGAGGTGTGAATGGGCGTTTCCTCGGTGAAGAACAGGTCGGGACGGTCCAGCGGCAAGTCGCCGTAAACCTCATCGGTCGATACCTGATGATAGCGCCCGATACCGTATTTACGGCAGGCGTCCATGAGAACCTGCGTACCCAGAATGTTGGTGCGCAGAAAAACGCCGGGGTCCTCGATGGAGCGGTCTACGTGGCTTTCGGCGGCGAAGTTGACGATGATGTCCGGCTTTTCCTCCTCGAACAGCTGGTTTACAGCCTCACGGTCGCAGATGTCGGCCCTGACGAAACGGAAGTTCGGCTCATTCATCACAGAAGCGAGGGTGGAAAGGTTGCCTGCGTAGGTCAGCTTGTCCAGACACACGATGCGGTCGTCAGGGTGGTGCTTCAGCTGATAAAAGATGAAGTTGGAGCCGATGAATCCGGCGCCCCCGGTCACGATAATAGTCATGGGGAAGACCTCCTTACCGCATCAGATTTGTCCGTAGATGAAGTTGCAGTCGCTGCCTGACAGCAGGGGCGAGGTCGTATCCTTTTGCGACAACAATGCCTTCACAACTTCGCCCCAGTCCACGCCGATGGCGGGATCGTTAAAACGGATACCACGGTCATGTTCCTTGCTGTAAAGGTTGTCCACCTTATAACAGAACTCCACGTCATCCGTCAGGGTCTTAAACCCATGTCCGAAGCCGCGCGGGATATAGAGCATGCGTTTGTTTTCCGCGCTGAGCTCAACGGCGGTCCATTGCAGGTAGGTGGGACTGCACTTGCGCAGGTCGACCGCCACGTCCATGACCGCACCGCGCGTGACACGCACCAGCTTGGCCTGGGCCATAGGCGCGTTCTGAAAGTGGATACCTCGAAGCGTCCCCTTTTGCGCCGTGAAGGACTGATTGTCCTGTACAAACACTGTATCGATGCCTATGGCTGCAAAAGTGGCGGTGGAGTACGTCTCCATAAAATAGCCGCGATGGTCGCCAAAGACCTGCGGCTCGATGATCCATACGCCGGGGATATTCGTTTCGATCTTTTTCATCAGTACAGCACCTTTCCTTCCGCGACTGCTCTCAGATGTTCACCATAGGGGCTCTTGCCATAGCGCGACGCGCTATCCAGCAGCTTCTCGCGGCTGATCCAGCCGTTCTTATAGGCGATCTCCTCCGGTGCGGAGATGGTAATGGACTGCCTCTGCTCGATCATCTGCACAAAGTTGGCGGCGTCCACCAAGCTGTCCATCGTGCCGGTATCCAGCCAGGCAAAGCCGCGGCCCAGCAGCTGCACATCCAGGGCTCCCTGATCCAGATACATCTCATTAAGCGTTGTGATTTCCAGTTCGCCACGCGCTGAGGGCTTCACCTGATGCGCCATGGCGCTGACGCCCTGCGGATAGAAATACAGACCGGTCACGGCGTAGTTGCTCTTGGGTGCCTTGGGCTTTTCCTCAATCGAGAGGGCTTTGCCGGTCTTATCAAATTCCACCACGCCGAAGCGCTCCGGGTCGTTGACATAGTAGCCAAAGACAGTCGCACGGCAGTTTGCCTCGGCGTTGTGTACGGCAGCGCGCAGCATCCTGCCAAAGCCATTGCCATAGAAGATATTATCACCCAACACCATGGCGCAGGCTTCGTCCCCGATGAAAGCCTCGCCCAGTGTGAAGGCCTGGGCCAGCCCGTCGGGGGAGGGCTGGACCTTGTAGGAGAGTCTCACGCCAAACTGTCCGCCGTCGCCAAGCAGGTGCTCAAAACGCGGCGTATCCTCCGGAGTAGAAATGATGAGGATATCACGGATGCCCGCCAGCATGAGGGTCGAAAGCGGGTAGTAGATCATGGGCTTGTCGTAGACAGGCAACAGCTGCTTGCTTGTGACCATGGTGAGCGGATAGAGGCGTGTGCCTGCGCCACCGGCTAGGATGATGCCACGCATAGGGTATTCCCTCCTTTGGTTGTTTAATGAGTATACTGTTCCATATCATAATCCGGCATTTTCAGCTTTGTTAGGATATCGTGGATTTTTGTCGCATCGCCCCATTCGCCCGGGCTGTCATAGGGCCTGTCCGGGTAAGCACCATAAATGAGTTTGATGTGGAAATGATTGTCCGAAATAAACCTTTCAACACGTTCGGCAAGTGTGATGGGTCGACCAGTGCACACGTTGATGATCCCATCCATTTCGGTTTGTACGCTTGCCGCAGCGATCATCCGTGCAAGATCATGCACATCTGTAAAATCATAAAGATTTTTGCCGCTTGTGAACGGGAACTCTTTTCTCCCTTCCGATGCTGCTTTGATAATTTTTGAAAATATACTATTTCCGCGCACGTCATCACCCGTGATATAGTAAGCTCTTAACCAACGCAAATGACAACTGTTTCCTGCTGCACTGAGCATCAAGCTTTGACGCATGGCATTCTTTGCAACCCCGTATTGTGACAGAGGATTACATGGCGTATTTTCATCAATCGCGCCTTCCCAGTAACCAACCTCATGCATGGTTCCCATCACAGACAAATAGGGTAATCCGCCCTGCATCATGTTGTTGCAGAAGGTAATGTGGTTGGACAGATCACCCATGTGTGCCGGTGAATTGTGAATAAAGCCGTCTCTCCAGGCCAGATGGATGCAGACGTCAGGCTTTCCAAGTTGGCAATAGATATCTTCCGCATTATTGAAGATGGGAATATTGCACCGCGTAGCCCTGGCATCAACGCCGTCAAAACGGAAATCTACCGCGGTTACCTCATGCCCCATGTCCAATACCTGTTTGACAACATGGCGGCCAATGTAGCCCGCAGCGCCGGTGATAACGATTCGCATGATCTTTTTCCTTTCTTAATATTATTATGTACGAGACTAGATGGACTATACCTTTGTTTTGCTGCTCCTTCGTAACCCGTCAAAGTAATGGAGCATTTTCCCTGCGCCTACTGATAGCATTTCGGACAGAACCACTGTCAATCCTAAATAAACCACAAACAGCATCCAAACGCTTCTGCGCGGCAGGATGCCTTCAGGGAATCCAATGTACATTTTCTGAATCAGCCAATGGTGCACTAAAAAAGCTGGGTATGTTAAATCTGCCAGCTTTTTTAGGTACTGCTTCACTACCGCAGAACGTACCACCCTGGCAAGAAGCGCCATCCATGCAAACAAACCAATGCACAAGCTGATACACAATGTTAAAGGATGAATGAAATCCCGGCATACACAACCTGCAACTGGCGAAACAATCCCAATTCCCAGCAACAAACGCCTGCGTTCCCACACGCGGTATTTAACAAAAAGAATGCCCATCATCATTTCAGGTATTCTAAGAAAAAAATGCCATGACCCGATTTCAGACGTCATTCGAACGCATGCGGTATACAACCCGATGGCTATGATCATTACCGGAAGAGGAAATGTGTCGACAGCTTTTCGAATCAGCGGATAAATCAGATATAAGATGATAATGCAGCCCAGAAACCATTCGCCTAACTTATAGAAATCAAATGGTATCAGCCCCTGACTGCAAAGATATCCATCCAGGCCCAATACACTGAACAGCATATAGCGAATATCGCCGCTATTCAACCCTTTGTAACTCAAAAAGTCAACAGCCGTCGCTACAAACCAGGCAATCCAGAACATGGGATAAATGCTGCGAAAACGCCTTATATAAAACTTTGTGATTCTTTCCTGTCTCCATGTGTACATCAGCGACGCACCGGAAAGCATGAAGAACAAACTGACCCCTATATCGCCCACATAATACCTTCCACCAAAGAGGTAGTTTGTAAAAATGCTGTTTGGATAGATGAATACACCAGCATTGTATCCGCTGACCGTTGCATTAAAATGTACAAGTAATACGCAAATGCAGGAAAATACTCTGATTAGGTCAAAGCAAGTCAGTCTTTCTTTTCTGTTCTTTAGAGCTGATTCGCTCATTACCCCACCCACTTCTTTCCACCAAACAGGTGGTAGGTTTTTTTGCATACGTTCCAAATCGGTTTGGGAATTCGTTTTTTGATCGCGTTCTTTACAATGATTCTAGGACGGCTTTCACCATAGCAAAGAGAAGGGTTTTGGTCTTTAGAAGCCGTATGATAATAGATGATTTGCTTTGCATATTCAAGAGTATGGGGATACTGCTGATTCTTAAGCATAATGTCTATTAACGAATAAATAATATATTGGTAATTAACCAAATCACTCCTTGCTTCGTCCGAGGTGACAACGTCTGCGTAATAGTATCCTGAGTCTTGTGCAGCAAAGCCATAAATTCTCTCGATCGCGTGAAGAAAGGTGTTGTCTGGCTTATATTCAATGGCAAAATCATCATAATTAAATCCATAGGCAATGACTTTTTTTAGTGCTTTGGACCTAAACCAAAACATATCACCATAAGGAGCAACAGGGACTATATGTGGATTGATATCCACATGTAGTCCCAACTTTTGAGCTAAGTTGAATGTATTGTTATAGTTTTGAGACCAAGTCCTATTGCATACTCCAAAATATTCTCCATGATACGGTCTTGGCGCGCCTAATATGCCCAGTCTAGGGTTACTTTGAAATAAATTGATTATGTTCATCACCACTTCTTTTGTGCCAAATAAGTTTTCATAGCACCGTCTTGCAAACTGTTCACCATGCATAGCGAACTGTGCATAGGGCGACTTTTTATCGTGAAAATAACAAATATATTCATATTCTCCATTGGTCACAATATCAGCGTAGGTTATCCAGAGAGTTGACATGGCAACGCCAACATTTCTTCGAGTCTTGCAGACAAAATGTAGCTGCCTTTTTTTAAACTCTTTTTCAATTAGTTCTTTTGTTTTTTCCTCTGTCGTTGTAATATAAAAATCTGTATTCTCACTGAAATTTAGACAATAGTTTGCAATTGTATCTACCAAATCGGGATAAAAAATATGAAGTATGACAGCAATTTTCTTTGTATACTCAAATGGCTTTTCGACGCAGAACTTAGGAACTACATATTCTAATTGAAGCTGATACCAGATATTTGATAGATTTTTCGTTCGAAGAATATAATCCCAAATCAAATTAATATCATAATCTGTACTATTATCGATGTATTCCAAGGTTTTTCTGGGGTCCATTCCATATCCAATTTGTAAGGCTTGGTCTTGCATTTCAGTACAAAATGGTCTGATTCGTGCGAATGGTATTCTTTCATTTTCAATGAGCTTATGCATATTATGGCTTAGATTATCAAAAAAGTATCCTTTTAAGCGGTCACCTTGGAAAGCATCAATGCGAAATCCGCAATCTTTTACATAGTCAAAGAAATTGATTTCAGCAAAGAAATAGGTATCCCAATCTTCTTTTATATCTGGTACTAAGGTCCAGTATTTTTTAAATTCAGCAGAATGAAGCAGTCTGCTTCGTATTATATAAAAATAGCAAATCGAACCTCTGAAGAATCCGTGTTTTAACTTCCTCCCAGCAATTTCATGATAGCTTTTTTCCTCGAAATTTTTTATTGCTCCGTAAAAATCAGCATTAGATTTTTCCATCGTGTCGAACATCTCGGATAGAGGAAAAAAAGGGCCGAAAAAACTATCATTGAGCATTAACAATTCGTCGTAGTTGTCAAGCTCATTCCAGCCAATATGTTTAATTCCATCAATCCAGCTTCCTGCTAGTAGGCCCTTATTCTCACGTACGCAAATATCATCGACCAACGTTTCAAGTTGATCACGGCTTTCTGGTGTCAGTGTTCCACTGACAATTGCAACAATGGTATCCGTTACTTTCCTCAATTCCTTGAGGTAATATACTCTATAATTATCTAGAATTCCATCTTTATCATAAATGACATATATTGCAATGCGTTTTGGTTGTCCAGTTTTCTTTTTATTTTGCTGTTTCAACACGGCCATTGACATTCTTTCACTCATTTTTATGCTCCCCTTCTCCTTAGTTGAATTGTTTTTTTATTTCATCAAATACTTCAAATGCATGTAAAATACAATCATCCATGTTGTAATATTTGAACTCAGCCAATCTACCGCATAAAAAAATATTTCCAAAACGATGAGCATCCTTTACGTATTTGGAGTATTTTTCTTGATTCTCTTTTGTAATAACGGGATAGAATGGTGCAAGAGATAGACCCTTTTGATAGGCCACCGGATATTCTGTTGCTATAGTTGTTCCCTTTACACCGCTATGATCAAACATCATGAACTTATACTCTGTTTTTCTAGTATATCCATCAGCTTGTGGAAAAGAAATGATTTTTTCAGGATATACTCGTTCTACATTTTTCCATTCGTATTCAATCCGGAGGGAGCGATAAGGAAGTTCACCATACTTCTCATGAAAGAGCTCATCAATAGGCCCTGTGAAGACAAGTAGTTCTATCGGCTCGCCACAATAGTAGATTTTGCATTCTTCTTCGTTGAGTTCAAGGTTTTCCAATGCATCCTCATTCAGATGTAAATCGATATTAGAATGGTTCAATATATTTTCAAAAAGACTAGTAAAACCGTTTTGCGGCAAGAACTGAAAATCTTTATTCATATACCGTTCGTCATAGCTCATTGCCATTGGCACACGATTCAAAATAGAAGTTTTGTCCAACTGTTCTATTGGAATATCCCACTGTTTAGCACAGTATGTCCGATAAGACTTTTCAAACAACATGTTGCCAAATGAAGCTATATCTTCGTCTCCACAAGTTACCAATTCTAAAACTGGCACTCTATCTCTACCGGCAAAACAAGTGCGCATCTTGGAGATCAGTCCCTCTGCCTGTTCAAAACCTACCAGCTGTTGTACTGATTCAAAGTTAAAAGGCAGGCGAATATACTTTCCATCAATAACACTAATCTCTTTTACTGTATGCTGAAACATTTTTGAAAAGCGCATTAAATATTTGATAACACACCAACGATTGGTTACCAGTACATGTGGTCCGTATTTTTGTACCAATATCCCATGTTCATCAACCTCGTCATACATGTTTCCGGCAATATGCGCTCTCTTTTCGACAATAATGACATGCTGATCTAATTCCTCGGCAATTTTCCTTGCAATAATGGCCCCTGAAAAGCCGGTTCCTACAACAACTATTTTTTTCATTACGATCATCCTTTACTATGACACTTGAAACAATTCCATAATTTCTTAAACAAGCCCATGCGATAGCTGAGTATTCCTCTGTAAAAACGCAACAGCATATTTTGGAGCTTAAGAATTGGCAAGTTTAATCTTTGTTCAGTCGGCATATCCATTCTTATTGAAATTTGATGTAAACTTTCCAAACTCTTTGCGCTAACTGCCACAGAAAAATTACCCTGCAAATAAGAGCAAACTTTCCTTCTCATTTCCTCTCGGATTCTGGGTTCTTCAATCAAAGCAATAATGGCAAGTTCCCATGCCTGCGGAGTGTTTTCGCAAAGCATTTGAGTCCCCCGTAATTTCTTTAATTGCTTATATGGCTCAACATCAGAAAAGATTCCCACTACCCCAGCTGCACCGTATTCCACAAACTTGTTGTAATGTTTACAGGCGTGAAATGGTGTTTCCGGCATCGGCGCGAGGCCGATATCCCATTCCAGCTTGTTGAGTATGCTACGGTATTCATCATAAGAATTACAGTACGGGATGCATTTTGCATCCAGGTCTTTAGCAAAAGAAGGAATTGCGCCAAAGAATTCAAACTGTACCTTATCGCCATATTGCTGTTTAATCGCCTTCAACGCCTCTTTCAGAATACTTTCCAAATCTTGCGTTCTATCAATAGAACCGGCAAATCCAATTTTTATCGGTCCATCAGGGCTGTGTGGCTTATAAGGCATTGGGTCAATTGCTGGTTCCTCGATTTGAATAGCATGTTTTCCGACAATTGTATATTTATTCAGGAGAATGGGAGAAGGTGAAAGAATTGCGTCACTCAATTCAATCATAGTATGAATGTTTTTTCGCACATTTGGCTGATTATAGTATGACGCGCTACTAATCTCAGGTGGAACATTCAGCAGATCATCGTCAATTATATAGATCAAATATCGTCCCGACTCATGGAGCTTTTTTGACAACTGATATTCATACCAGCTGTCAAGCCTTCCAAGCAACACAATATCTGCCCAGTTGAGATCACTGTTTTTTAGCTTCATCTCCTGTACGGCGCGGTATTCCACTGCTCCCTGCCCAGCCAGATATTCCATCTGACAATGACCACACAGCCGAATAGAAGGAATCATTTTTCGATAGATCAGTAGAATGTGCGGTTTTCTTTCCGTAGGCCGGGACAATACCTTGGGCGTTTTTTCCTGACCGATGTTCTTCTCTTTTGCCTCTAGATCAGCTGTTTTCATACGCATCGCACGTCTCCTGCAGACCGCCAATCATCCGTATATGTCCCTTTTCCAGCCACACGACACGATTGCACATCTGTCGTATTTGATCCATGCTATGGCTCACAAACAGCACCGTCGTCCCCCCGCCCATCAGTTCCATCATCCGTTTTCGGCTCTTTTCCTGAAACTCAGCATCGCCTACCGCGAGTACCTCGTCCACGATCAGCACCTCCGGTACCACCACCGTCGCCACCGAAAACGCAAGCCTCGCTACCATGCCTGACGAATAGTTGCGCAGCGGCATGTCAATGAACGGCCCAATCTCCGAAAAAGCCACGATCTCCTCGTACTTGCTCTTGAGAAACTCCTCGGAATAGCCTAGAATCGCGCCGTTCAAGAAGATGTTCTCCCTGCCCGTCATATCAAAATCAAAGCCGCTGCCCAGCTCCAGCATTGGCGCGACATTTCCGCGCACAATCACACTGCCCTCCGTAGGCTTCAAAATGCCGGAAATCACCTTGAGCAGCGTGCTCTTGCCCGCGCCGTTGTGCCCGATCAGCCCCATGACCTCTCCGCGCTTGACATCGAAGCTTACGTGTTTGAGGGCTTCAAACTCGTTGTATTTCAGCTTTCCTCGCAGCCGGGCAATGGCGTATTCCTTGATGCTGCTGATGCGGTCGTTGGCCATGCGAAAGCGCATGGACACATCCCTGACCTCGATCATCGTTTCCATCCGCTTCACCTCACAGATACAGCACAAACTTGTCCTGATGCCGCTTGAACGTCAGAATCCCCAGCCCCAGCACCACTACTGAAGAAAGGATACACCAGAGATAGGCCATCGGTTCGGGCGACACGCCATCGATGATGCAGATACGGGCAAACGTGATGTACTGGTACATGGGATTCATGTGGTAGACCGTCAGGAACTGCGCCGGGATGATGCTCTCCGGATAGAACAGCGGCGTCAGGTACATCCACATCATGCTGACTACGCCCCAGAGAAATTGCGTGTCCTGAAAGAAGGTCATGGCGGTGGTCAGCAGCAGGCTCATGCCCGTGACGAAGCCCAGCAGACACAGCATGTCGAAAATGAGCAGCAGCAGCGCCGGAGTGAACGCCGTCCCGGTGATCAGCATGACCAGCAGCAGCGGGATTATCGCCAGCGCAAAGTTGACCAAAGAGGAGAGAATGCGCGATACCGGGTAGATGTATTTGGGCATGTATACTTTTTTAATCAGCGATGCGTTGCCGGTGATAGAGGTCATGCCCATCGAAACGGCCTCGCTGAAAAAGTTGAAAAACACGATACCCGAAAGCAGATACACCGGATAATTGGGGACATCGCTCTTGAACAGTGTGGAGAACACAACATATTGAACTGACATCGTCAGGAGTGGATTGAGGAAACTCCAAGCCATACCGAGCGCGGAACGCTTGTATTTCGTCTTGAAGTCGCGTGATACGAGCTGGCGGATCAGAAAACCGTAGCGTGTAAAGAGCATACACACCGCAACCAGCGGATTATTGCGCCCGTCTTTCGCGCCGCGCCACCAGTACAGGCACAGCAGTGCGAGCGCTGCGAACGCACCGCCAATGATCAACCAGTAATCCCGATAGAACGTCAATGTCCGAATACAGTTAACTTTTACGCATAGCTTACCGGCACCCGGCACACCGTTGATGGTGTAACGGTCGGCTTCCGAAATGCTTTGTACAATATCGAACCGCCCTGCCACAATCGTATCACCGCAGTAGATCGTGATGGCGTTGCCCGGCATGCAGCCCGTTGTCGTGAGCGTCAGCGTGAGAGGATCACCGGCCTGCACCTGTGCCACGCTGTCCAGTGGGATGGTAAAATATTTGCTTTCCGGTAGCGTTGCGATATCGATATCCTTTGCGGCGACCACTTCTCCGGCATTGTTGGTAAAAACCGCGTGAAGCGTGCCGGTGTTGCTCCGTCCATAGGTGGCCGCCATCAGGTCGAAGCCGGTGAGAGACTCGGCCGGTGCGATAAGACGCTGTGTAATGGTCAAGCCATCCACCAGTTCACCCACGGTGGTGGTGGCAGATAGCGCGTCGCTCGTGACCGCCGTATAATGGAACTGCTGACCGGCCACCAGATAGATGGTTACGGCCAGTATCCAATAGCAGGCCGCCCATATGGCCATCAGCCTCTTTGATCTTTTAAAGTCCATGAAACCCGGTTCCTCATTTCTGTGATCTTAGCCCAGCAGCATCATACCTGCCAGGCGAAAAAATGGATGGAGCAGTCTGCGGTGGTGCCAGTAAAAGGCCGGACCGCTCCGTTTCCGAATAAAACCATGAAAGAACGGCAGTTCCTCCGGCTTAAGCCCACCGCCATAGGTTTGCAGATAGACATCCGCCTGCTGTTTTTTTGCCGCGATCGTCCCGCGCAGCCGGTTGATGTGAGAGAAGGTTTGCAGCGAATCCTTCACGCTCCCGGCATTCTTCGCCCCCACGCTGTTCCCGCCGTGCTGACGATAAAGCATGGTGCTTTCATCCAGGTATACACCCCTTCCAAATCGCGCCGCCACCACAC